TGGTCATCTGAAAGCACGATATTTTTTTAGCGTAGATTTTTTGACGACCTTAACAACTTCGCAAGTTGGTTTACTATGTAGGCGTAGGGACTTAACAAATAGGTTAAATGTTTATCACTTTTGCAGACTTAGCAAAGATCAAAGGCGTTAGTAGATCAGCGGTTTCGCAAAGGCGACGTACTGGAATTTTAAAAGACGCAATTGTTAAGGTGAACGGTCGGGAGTTACTTAACAAAGATGAAGCGGTCAGATTATGGGATCAAAATAGTGTTCCAGCTCCTACCCCAATTACAGCTCAGACGAAAAAGGAATTAAAGAAACAAGTTTATGAAATGGCAGCGGATGAGATACCTGATTTCAACATTTCACGTGCGAAGAAAGAGTTCTATACAGCAGAATTAGCAAGGATACAGGTAGAGCAACAAAAGAA